GTTCACTAAGATTGACACTACTGGAACATCTAAGTTACTGATACAAGTGACTGCTGTAGTTGGTGCTGCTAACACTACTAACGTGTTTGTTGGTTTATTCAATGCTACTGGCGCTACTGTTCCGTTAGCTGGAACAGCAGGCGTTACTGCTGGTGCGTCTGTTAATACATACAATCTAACATACATTACAGCAGCTAATCCTGCAAACGCCACCTACTATGTTGCTTTTGGCTCTACTACAGCATCATACACCTTTGGTAACTCTGCAGCAGGAACTAATCTATTTAGTATCTGCCAATCTTCTATCACTATTACTGAGTTCATACCATAAGATAGGTTATGCCAGAATACAAACAAACATCATTCAGCGGAGGGATGAACCTCTTGCTGGATGATTCGCGTTTACCTCTAGTTCAGAAATACAAAGAGGGCAATACTCCCTATGACACTACTCCTAATCAATACAGGTTGGCGCTTAACTTACGAACTCGTTTCGACGTATGCTCGCCTGTTCCTTCTTCTGTTGTAGATGACGCTGCACCTTCTGGCGTTAAGCAAGCTATCTTAACATTCGGTAACTATGTATTACTATTCTGTGCAGGGAAGGCATATTACAAGTTAAATGGAGATTTAGCATGGACTCAGATTGAAGCTTTCTCAATGTCTACCACCGCGCCAAGGTATTGGACAGTCACTGTTCCTGTCAATATCACTAACTATGGACGACTAGCTGGACAAGTAATAACAGGCACTACAACCACTGGAACGGACACTACAAATACCTACGGCGCGGTGTCCGCTAATTTGCCTATTACTCAAATCAATGTAGCAGCAGGGACATTCGGGAATAATGCTGGATTGTTGGTGCAAGATGGTGTTAATCAGCCACAGTTCATATACATCGACGCGAACGGAGTAATACAATGCCGCACTACTCAATCTTATAGCGATTGGTCTTTTCCTCTTGACGCTGATTACAACCTAACTGGTGCAGACGCTAGAGAATATGTTCCTATTGGGACATACATGGCTTGGAGTGATAGTGTTCTGTTTATAGTTGACCCCACCTTCACTTACATTTATCGCTCTGTTTCTGGACGTCCTCTTGATTTTGTCATAAACGTTGATGAGAATGGACAAGCAGGTGGAGATGCTAGAACCACTTCCTACTCTGTTGGAGTTAATGGAATCACTGCAATGAAAACAATGTCAGGCAATACATTGTTTGTCGCTGCGGGCGGTGCTTCTTGTTTTTCTGTGTCGTTTGATAAGTCTAACGTGGCTGTTAAAGTGTTTGGTGAATGGACGTTTGAGCGTAAACCATTGTTCAACGCCAATTGTATTACAGACCGAGGTATCATAGATGTTGCAGGTTCTCCTGACTCTCCTAACTCTGGTGATTCTGTGTTCATTGACGCTAATGGCCTACGCTCATTTAACGCTATCTTACAAGAACAGAATGAAGGGCGTAATAGTATATTCTCTGCCACTGTTCAATCGCTATTTGACGGTATACACCAGTCTGCTAAAGTTAATGCAACATCTACTGGAGGATGGTGTGCTGCTATCAACTACGACAACTATGCTATCTTCTCTGTTCTCACTACTTTAGGATATGTTTTAGTTATCTATGACACAATCAACAACTGCTATACTGCTATTGACACACAGCAAGTTGGCAATCATGCTGTTAAACAATTTGCCGCTATCAATATTGACACTTTAGCTCTGTATGCCATAACTGACGATGATAGAGTTGTGCAATTGTTTGCCTCTCCTGACAAATACGATGCAGGAACAATTCGATTGGGCGCGGTGTGTGAACAAGACCCTAAGAAAGAGTTGAAAGTAACGCAGGTGAGGGCTATCTTGTCAAACATAACGCAAGACTTAACTGTCACTTGTAGCCTGTTTACTAACAATCGCTATGACCAATCACTACAAACTGACATAAAGTATGTCCCGCCCGCCAAGAATTACAATGGTATAAATGTAGGAACAGACGTCGGAACACAGACTAACAATATACTATTCTCTTTCCCTAATGCAGAACAAGGCTGGAAGTCTTTCGTCGTATTGACATGGACAGGTGGAGCGTCGTTGGTTTCTACTTCTATATCAACTGTGGAAAATACACCAATGCAACCTTTGAGGACACAAGCAGTAGTGCAGCAAACATCTAACAAATAATAATATGCCTCTCTCATATATCATAAAACAAGTTGGTGATAAGTGTGGACTGAATCCTAACGACGCATCACAACGTCCTGTTTTGTTGCGCATTATTAATGAAGCAGCTGTTGAGTTATATCAACAATCTGACATGGCTGGTTGTCTTGAAGAGCAATACTACAAAGTCAATGCTAATCAAACTATCAGTTTGCCAGATTATGTTGGTCAAGTTCGTGCTATGAGAGAGGCTGATTCTCAGATTGCTATCAATCTATCTCAAATGCGTCCTAGATACAATCAGTTTAACTGGGCTGATGAATGGCGCAATTGGCGTGTCAAAGGATTGCAAACATTGCAGAACGCTATAACTAACCAATCTGCGCTTGTTCTCACAGTTCACGCTGTTGAAGAACCGCCTATCACAGTTAACATTTCTGGACCGACTGTTGGTTCATCTATGGCGCATGAGATTGTTGTTATGGATGCAGTATCTAAGACTACAACTAATGATTTCTTAGACGTCACAGCTTTCACTAAAACTACAGGTAGCAAGTATGACGTCATAATGTCTGACATTGATGGCAATAGGTTGTCTGCTATCTCGAATGATAAGCTAAAAGCTCAGTATCAGATTCTTGATATTTCACAAGCTCCTTGGATTTATCCTAACAATGACCTATACATCGGTTGGGTAGAGGTGTTATACAAGAAAGCATTGCCTTATTTGTATAACGACAACGATGAGTTTCCTGCTATTGGCTATGATAATGTTATCGTAAATAAGTCTCTACAGATTTACTACGAAGAACAGAACAATGTTCAGGCAGCGCTCGCATATGACTCTAAAGCTACTAGGTCTTTGGCACAAATACACGAAGATGCTAACAGAGGAACAGATGATGTAGTATCTATGTGTGCCAATCCTCATGATGCTCTATTTCCTCGCACAGGATTTGGAAAAGATTATCGTTACGCCTATAGAATCACTGGTCGATGAGTTCTGACGCACCACAATTCAAAGATTTGTATGAGTTTGTCTTAGCTAATAAGACAGATAAAACATTCCTAGGATACAATGATATGCAAATAGCATCTTTATTGATAACGGGAATTAAAGAAGGAACACTTCTATATGCTCTTAATTCATCTAATAAGATATCTGGCATGATTCTAGCTTCAAAAGATGATGAGAGCAAATATCTATTCATAACAGAAAATCTCGCCATGAATTTGAAAACTCTAAAAGAGTTTGCTAAAGTAGCAAAAGAAAGATGGCCTGACTACAGCCTCAGATGGAAAAAACATGGTATCAATAAGCAACACAATACTGAACGAGTATATTCTAAACTGATTTAATTTTATGATTAACTTTTATCGTCCTAATGTTTTGAGAACTGGTAGTGAAGGTGATGGTTCTTCTGTCTCAACTCCTAATGCCACCCCACAACAGTTTGCTGAGTATTACAATACTTACTTACCACAAGCTCTAGCTACTACTGCCAATCAGACAGCCCCAATGACTAATGTTCTAGCGGGCGCGGCTGCAAATACTAACCCTATTTACACAGCCTCTGGACTCAATCAACTTAATACTTACGCTCCGGGCTATCAACAAGCTGGTGCTAATTTGTCGCAAGCTCAAGCGTTGTCTAATTCTGACTTACTGACTGGTGCTGGTGGTTTGTTTGCTTTAGAAGCAGCGGGGCTGAATAATCTATTGAACCCTGCTCAAGCTGCTGCTAATAGAGGTTCTGTTGATTTGGTTAATAGCATCAATTTGCATGGTTTGTCTGGTGGTGAACAAGCTGCTGTTGAACGCTCTTTGAATCAGTCAAACTACGCCACTGGCAATCTAGGTCTCGACAACGCCACTAATGCTGTATCTAACGCCATGCAGTTTGGCAATGCTTTGGCAGCTAAGAGACAGCAACTAGGCAACGCTCTTGGAACTGCTGTTAATACAGCACAATCTTTGAATACGCAGTTCAATCCAGTCAACGCTGCTATGGCGGCAGGAGATGTTAAGTCTAACTTTGGCTTAGGAACATTCAACCCAACTCAAGGCAATCAATTTGTCACCGCGCCACTAGCTGCTGCATCCTCTTTTGGTAACCAATTGGCTGGTGTATCGTCTGCAACAACTAGTCGTTCACAGAACTCTTCTGCATCTGGTGGTCTTTGTTGCTTTATATTCTTAGAAGCTACTAATGGTGCACTACCTTGGTGGGTGAGAGAGTGCCGTGACGAGTATTATGTATCACAACCTAAAGTGGCTGTTGGATATAAGCGTATGGCAAAAGTTCTAGTGCCACTTATGTGCTTTAGTAGTGTTGTCAAATCTATAGTCAATGCCACTATGGTGACTCCTATCACTAAGTATGGTGGGTATTTGAAGAAGGTAGAAGGCTATGAGAAGTATGGTAAGAAAGTAACTTACAAGAATTTCTGGTTCAAAGTGTGGTCAATCATTGGAGGATTTTAAGATGCCATTGTTTGATAGTTCAGCACAATCTTTAGATGCTCTGTCAGATGCTGATGGAAGCAAGCTCAAGCTCATTGGCAACTATCCTAAGTTCGATGCTCCTAACGATGATTTAAGACAACGCGCTTTTCGTGGATTAAATCCTATGGCATCGTTTGGCAGCAATAAGAATATCGCTCTGAACTCTATGACAGATGATATGTTCCATCCTGCTGACGAGAAAGGAAATAGAATGTTTAATGAAAAAGGCAATAAACATCTCGATTCTTTTATGCCTGACAACAGTAGCATAATTAACATAGCTAAGAATGTCCCACTAGCTCAAACTCCCCAAGCTAATGGCGCTGGTTCTTCTCGTCCTATGTCCGTTGGAGAAGCACAACAAGTAGCTAGTTTGTTTGGTAAACGAGTGCCCACTTCTAGTGCAGCAGGAAGCAAGGCGGGCGGAGGGAATTTTGGTATTCTAGGTATGCTAGCTGCTAGCTCAGACAATCAACAATAATTTAACTAAATAATATTATGGCAGGAGAAGCTGAATTAATTGGTGCGATTGGTGACCTGTTTTATGGGAAGCCAAAAAGACTAGCTGTTGGTGTTGATGCTGATAATAATCTAATCGACGCTAATGGCAACAAGACTACTTTCTACGCTGAGCCGGGGAAAGGGGCTAAGTTCTTTAGTCAGAACGCTCGTCGGGCTGCACAAGTTAATGAGCAGTTTGATACTGCTAATATTGAACACCAGTTACAACAAGGACAATTGAGAAATGATGCTGGTCAGTTGTGGGATACTGAACCTGAGGCATTAAAGAATGAACAGATGAAATGGTTTGCTGCTCCTTCTAATGGCTTAATAGGTCCAACTTCTCCTGCTGATGCTATAAAGGGAGCTAGAAATTATGGTATCGCTACTATCCTACATGACCCGCTTAATCCTACTGCACAATTAAATCGCAGCAAGTCAGGAGCTATTCTACAAAATGGCCTAGTCGGACAACAAGCGGCGCTCGATGCTAACAATGCTTTTGCTAAGAGTAAGTTAGACGCTAATAATATTGCTTTTGAAGGCAGTATGCAAGACTTATCTCAAGCCAATCAAAGAGCAAGCGCACAGTTACTGTCAGAACGTCTTGCTAAATTAGACCCTATGGTGCAGGCTAACGCTATTGCAGAGGCTGAAAACATCAAAGGTGGCAAATTGACAGCTGCAGAGAATTATGCTCTTAACCTAAAGTTAATAAATGCACAAGAGCGTTTAGGCTTGACACAAACAGCCAACGCACAAAACATTGCTGACATTGATGCTGCTAATGCCGGACTTATTGGGAACATCAGAGGTAACGAATTGACTGGAAACTATTTCAAATCTCGTTATGGAATGTCTCCATTAGAATACCAACAAACGCCGCATGTTCCTGTTATTGTTGATGGTAATATTGTTCTTCCTTCTGTTAATGCTCCTGCACATGAAGGCTATATCAACCCTACTACAGAAGCATTGAACCAAGCTAAAGAATTGACAGGCACTGGCGCAACTCCAACTATCACATCTTCCGGCTCTCCTTACTTAAAACCACCTTCCACTAAACCAACCATTATCACTCCACCGCGCGATTACGGTAATCATGAGCTGAGAATTGACGCTCATAACGAGGGAGTTAAAGCACAACAAGAAGCTGCACAAGCTGACATAAAAGCTAAAATGGCTGTCTTAAAAGCTAAACAGAAACAGCTAGAAGCTGAACATACTAGAGCTGGAATATTGCCTGTCTCTGGTCAGATGTTACAACAACTAAATGACAAAACAAATCCTTTAGCACTAATCGGCGCAGCAACCTCTAATTGGCATCCTATTCAAAGAGTTAATAAAATTTTAACTGGTGCAGGGGACGTCTTAATCGGTCAATAACACTACTTATGACACAACAAGATGCTATAGATTTGAAAAATGCTGGATGGACAGATGAAGAGATAGCTAATGCTATTCCTGTTCCTAAAGAAGTAATCAGCAACGCCTCTACTGTCGGTCGCATAGCTAAAGCCCACGCTGGCTCATATGCTGGTGGCGGAGCAGGAGCATTAGCTGGTATGTCTCCTGCACTTCCTTGGAACGCTGCTGCTATTGCTGCTGCTCCTGAAACTCTTGGGGTGTCACTAGCTGTGCCTGCTGTGTCTGGAATTGTTGGTGGACTAATAGGTGGCTATGGCGGCGATAAAGCTCAAGCTGCATTATTAGGTGATGAAACCACCGCCCGTCTACAACAAGAAGCTGCTGAGGCTGCTACTCAGCATCCACTAACTGCACTAGGAACAGACATTGTTGCAGGCTCTCTTGCTTCTGGTGGATTACCATCTATTAAAAATCTTGGAGGGGCGGCGAGAGGTATTGGAGCGTTAGTCAAAGGTGAAGGAACGGCTCTTAATGCTGAACGTGCTGCGCTTATTGGACAGGCTGATAATGCGTTAATTGCTGGTGAGACAGGCGGTGCTGATGCTCTTGCTGCTAAGTTGGCTGCTAATAATGCTAAATTAGCTAAGCATGTCGCTGACCGTAATGCTCTAGCTAAAGTCGCCCTAGGTGCTGCTCTTAATCCTGCTATTGCTACTGGAACATCTTTGGCAGAGGGAAGAGGCCTACCATCAGCTACGGAATTGTTAGGTCAAGCAGCAGGAGGGGCGGCGTTCTCTGAGTCTATGTTACACGGAGGCGGGCGTAATAGTGTTACTGAAAGGACGCCACAGATTCCTTCTCAAGCTACTAGATTAGTCGAACCTGTATCTGAGTATGCTGGTGGAGAGATGCCTACTGAGCGCAATTTGGGAGACGTAGCACCTATTAAAGAAGTCACTCCCCCACAACCTGAACCAGCCCCTAAGCCTGTAGTAGCTCATGAAATCTTGCAAGAAGTAATAGCTAAAGGTGCTACTAAACCTATATCTGTGAGACGTATATTCCCAGATATGAATTTGTCTATTGAAGATGCTGCTGAAATTTTACGTCAAGCTAACGACTACAAGGCTAAAGAAGTTGCTAAGTTGTCAGGTGTTTCTGAATTGCCTGCGGTAGAAGAGAAAGTAATACCTGCTGCTAAAGTTTCTGACATACTACCTAAAGAAGTGTTGCCAATAGAAAGATTGCCCGTTGAAGAAGAGAATGATTTGAAGGGCAAAGTTCTAAACTCCCCTCTCTCTGACTACAACCGCTATAAAGAATTACAGTCACAAATGGCAGAGATGGGTCAAGCCAAATTTGGCACTCCTGATTTCAACGCCTTATGGCAAGAGTCAGAGTCTATTAAGAATCGCTACGGTGGCAATCCTCCACCTGAGTCATTCGCTACTGCTGACCGCCTACCTTTAGACATAACTCAGCACATACGTTCTAATAAAGCTACGTCTGGTAGCATATTAGAAATGTTGGGTAACAAAGATAATCACCCACACGCTAAATTAGCTAAAGCTTTGTTTGATGCTGCTGATGCTGAGTCGCTTAATACGCCTTGGTTACATGATGCTAATTTGGATTTAGAAGGCCAGCCGCGCTCGCATTATGACCTACTAAATAATAGAGTTAATATTGGGACAGAGAATAGCATGGACTCTAAAGTAGTGCTGGAGGAAGCTATCCATAGCATGACGTCAGCTAAGATTCCTGATTGGGGTAACTCAATAGGCCAAGCTCACTACAACAAGTTGAACAGCTATTTGCAAATAGGCAACAACGAGGCTGTCAAGAAATTGATTAACGCATACTTCGAGACAGCTAAATCTCTAGGTATACATAACGATTTGTTTCAAGATACTCCTACTGGCATTGACGAACACACTATACAAGGATTAGCTGGAACTCCTGACGATGTTGTATCGTCGCTCAATAGACAAGATTTAGGTAGCATAACTAAATATGCTATGGGTAACTTAGACGAGTTCATCGCTCAAGCTATCAAGTCTCCAGAATTTCAGAGAGTGCTAGAAGGTATTAAGTCTACTGATGGACGCAATGTCTGGCAGAAGATTGTTGACGCTGTTAGAGAGATATTGGGACTGTCTACTAAGCAGGGGACATTGTTGAATGATGTCTTACGTTCTTCTGGTGAATTGATTTCTCAAAAGAGAGGGGAATCGTTAGATGTTAATCCGAGTGGCGCGCGCCGTTTTGCAACTGAGATACAAAATACTAGACCTAGAGATAATAAGCTGCTAATCAATGCCGCTGAAATGGTTCGCAATCCTTCTGAGAAACTCGGCCTACGTCCTAACAATAGCGGCGCATATAATGGAACACAGTTGGTTGGAACTCTTATGAATAAATTGACTCCTATGGAGCAAGATATTTACACGAAAGCTGGTATACATCAAGCATTTGAGGGGAAGATTATAACACAAGAAGAAGCTGCGAAATGGTTAGAAGAGAACTCTCCACCGGTGGAGACTGTCACTTATGGCATGGAAAGGAAGGTGAGTAAGGCAAAGAAGGAGTACGATAGGATGACGCATGAGTGGTATGAGCAAGGCTCACTACAGCAACATACTGTGCATACTCTGGAGCGTGAGGGCGATGTAGAAAAAGCACGCAGCCTGCTCAAACGTGGAACTGACCCTGTGCAAGCAAAGGATATAGATAAACACCTAGAGACTGCACAGAAATATCTAAACCTCAAAAAGCAGATAGCCACTGAACCCCGCGACACCTCCCCTCGCGCCACCTCCTACTACAACACCGTCTCTGCTCTCCCTGCTAATGAACCAATGCCTGAGTGGACGACTACGAAGAGTGGTAAGAACGTGCAGAGAGTGGATGTGGTGATACCACTGAATGACAAACTGAAAACAGAAGGTGGGGCAGAATATACTACTAGTAGAAACACTAGAAATAAAACTCTCTGGCAACCTGACAACCTCCACGAAAACCTTCCTAATACTCTCGGCTGGGCGATGATACAGTATAAGACTGGTGCGAAAGGTGAGAAGATAGCAGTGATAGCAGAGGCACAGAGTAGGTGGGGGCAGGAGCGTAGAGCGCTAGACAAGTATCTAAAGCGTGATAGAAGCGTAGAATGGACTGATGATGTGCCTGACCTAAAGACGCCAAAGCATGAACTACTGAATGACTACAACCGTCTAATCTTAAAAGCCGCTATCGAACAAGCACG